ACTCATGATGATGGAGCCAGACTGGATTAAAATAATCCAGTCTTACCCGGAGAGGCAGATTCGCAATAAGCCTCGTGCTATCCCGAAGGATTTGACACGCCCCAAGCCGAGGGACATGTCTGAGTGTCCTCAGTTCAGGCTACCAGAGCCGCGCCCGAAGATGGAGTCGAGGGAGAGAGGCAGATCGATGTGACGCTCCGATCCGCCCTTCGCCACTTCAAGGGCGTGTTCCTCTACGATGTCGAGACATTCCTTGAAAGCAGTGATCGCAAGCTGCTTCGCCTCTTGGGCATCTGCATGATACGAAACGAGTAGGCCTCCCGCTTCTTGTCGGCTTTGGCTTTCAGTTCACAGAGTTCGCACATGGCGCAGCATCTCCTTCAGGATTTCAGTTTGACGATCGCTGTCATCGACAGCACGATGGTTCGGCCCGCCATCTGGCAGAACGAAGCCATGTTGCTTGGCGAGCCACTTGAGAGTTCGCCAGTCTAACTCCTGTCGGAAATTCCAAGGCTTGGGAATTCCGACAGCGTCAAAATGCTGACTTAGGATCACCAGATCGAAAGACGGTGAGTTCGCCCAAACGAATTCAGGCTCAAACTCTCGGAAGACACGGACAGTCTCCGATAGAGCATCGGACAGACTCACTCGGTCAACCGTCTGGCTCGGGTCATAGCTCTGCTGTCGCCACCAAGCCAGTGTGTCGGGCTGAGGACAGAACCCTGTGCGGAACATCACGTCCATGATGTCCACATCGATCTGCTTGGACGCCATGTTTAGATGCAGGGGTGGAAGTCCGTTGGCAGGGAGATGGAACATGGTCAGTCCGATCTCTAAGATGGGAACGTTGTGCCCGACGCCCAGCGTTTCCAAGTCAATCATGATGTGTTTCACGAGCATCACTCCATAGCTGCTTCACCAACTTGGCGAGTTCAACCGCCATCAGGATGAAGAACGACTCGATACCTCCGATCAGAAAGATATTGAGCCAAGTTACTGGGAGGTCATGAACCACCCAAAGGACAAGGACCGGCCCCGTAGCGCAGAACGCAACGGAGCCAACTAGTGCGAGCCAGAACTTCAGCATCAGAACCTGGACCTTGTGGCTTCAATGTTCTTGGCTTTCTCCATCAGCTCTCTCCGCCTATCTCCCTTCAATCCGAGAATATCCGAGAGAACTCCCATCATGGTTTCGGGGCTATCCTTGAAAGACTTCAGCTGATCCTGAAGTTGGAACATCGTGGCGAGAAGATTCTGGATATCTTCTCGCCTCGCTGTCTTGCCCTGCTCGTCGATGACACCCATAAAGATATCCATCTCGAGCTTCTGCTTCGCCTTGTCGAACTCGCTGATCACATGCTGCGAGGATTCGTCCCAGTTCATGCTGTCACCAAATCTGTCCACTTGATGAGACACTGAACTTCTGTAAGCAGAAGTTCAGCGTCTACACTGTTGCCCTCATTGTCCGACCCAAGGATCAGACCGTTGCCAGCCAGAGGCTGATGGTCGCGCCGACCCGGATCGAACAGGCACATCCCACGCTTGAGCAGCCCTTCGTCGTCCACATACAGGACATCTCCGTTGGGCCACAACAGACCGATGCAGAACACATCCACTTTCGGCCCAAGCGGATTGGACATCAGCCGATACATATCTTCGATGCCCTCCCCGCATTCCACTTCCGTGATCTGCTTGAGCCACGGGTCTATCAGTATTCCTCTCATTTCGTCATCTCCCTGAGAGTGTCAACGGCGTCTTCGATGTCGCTGGTGAAATACGCGGACGGGTGTTCAATGCCAGTTCCTTTCGGAAAGCACTGAAACTCGCCCCACTCGCTGTTCCAGCGGATTGTCCATCCGACAGAACGACCGAATTCTGCTGCTTGAGCTTTTGTCATCATTGAATTCACCTCTGGTTGAAGTTACCCCTACCCTTACAGCATACGCCGCGAGGGTAGGGATAAACACTCGCAACTGTCAGTAGCAGACAATTGACTTGGCAGCTTCGCAGATGTCCGAGAAACTGTTCGTCTCCAACAGTTTCTCGAGCTCCCTCTGGGCTTCCGGGTGACCGAACATACCCAAGCGACCTCCGTCAAGAGTGACTTCGGCCAGACAGTAGGCGAAATCGAGGTCATCTTCGCCACACTCGGACATCGACGAGGACAGGTCCCCAGCACACTCGCCGGAGACCTGCATGATTGCGGACTTGAGGGTCTCAGTGAACACCGATATTCTCCCTCGACTTCCGGATGATTTCGTTCGTCATCTTGGACAGAACGACCGGCTGCGTCTTGGCGTGCCGGATCTCGAACTTACTGCGATCCAGCGAACCGTTCTGGATCCAGCCATCCATCAGGTTCTTGGCGACTTCCTCCCGCTGCTCAGGTGTATCCACCTTCGCATTGGGGATGGTCTTGAAACGGCTGCCTGACGTGATCTCGTTCATCAGGCGACCGTCATACCAGAGTTGAGTGCAATCTGCCATGGTTCTCTCCTTCAGCAGTAGACGGGGCGGCGGTTCGGGTAGCCCGGAACCGGAAGTTGCTCGGTGAAGCCGCGGACAGCGATGTCCTTCTGCTCAGTATATTCCTGGCGAAGCTCGTCCATGTATTTCCGCGCTTCGGCCATGTCTTCAAAGACCCGCTGCTTGTGCGGATCAATGCGCGATCCGGTGTCATACCACCAGCCACCTTCTTCTGGACCACCATACGAACGCCCGGTCTCGTAGACCGCGATGCTCCAGTAAGCGGCCGGTTCGTCGTGGGAGTGCTTCACCGCCACGCCACAATGCTCGCACACGAGACCCTCGTAGTCATCGTCGATCCAGGTCTCAGCGCGTCCGGTGTTCAGGCACTCTTTGCACTGATAGACCGGGAGTGTTTCCGAAAGGAAGGTAGCCATTGAATTCACCTCAGGTTGATGGGCACCATTGCCCTTGCCATCAGAGTAGCATAAGAGCTGGGGCAGGACAAACTCGTAATATCCTGCCCCGACAATAATGTGTCACTCCGGTCCACGCTTGCGCGTGGGAGGTCAGGCTTGAGTAGGACTGCCACTCAGAGCCTGCCAGAGCCACATCTGCCGGGGTTACTAGGCCACTACCCGGCTAGGCCGTCCATGCGCCTCTGAGGGCGTCTCTACAGCGTCCCAGCGGCTACCAGAGCCAGCGCAAACCATGCCAGCACCCACGGCATCCAGCGGATAAGCAACGGACGTCTGTCGATCTTGCAGATATAGGGTCGCATCCTCTTCTTGTGGGCTTTCCGCCATGCAACAGCTTCTGGGTCCGGATCAGCCCAAGACCACTTATTCTCCACGCGACACCGGCGTCTCATCATCCCAAGCCTGATCCATCAGGTTTGCCGCGTGAGCAGCCAGAATGACGACGCGATCCGGTAGCTCAGTCAGCTCCATCCGGTAATGGAAGTCGGACGAATACCGCCCGCAGGCTTCCACGATGACGACCTTGCCACGGCGACAGACAGTGAACTGCGCGGCTTCGGTGCCGCAGACGTGGTCCATGTAGGAGGACGAGTTGGTGACGCCACTCCAGATGACCTCGTTCTTGCTCTCGTCGTAGAAAGCATACATGATGTAGTCGGTGTCGCCTTCAATCGGCAGATACTCAAGTTTCATAGTTTCACCTCTTGGCTGGGTTGCGTTACCCTTACACCATAGCAAGGGAAACCTTGGACGAAAAGTTCCGTATATCAGCGGAACACTATCCATTGTCAGGCTCGTCTGACAGATGAAAATCTACAGAGTCGTAGTATGCGTAGAAGTTCATCGCGATCTGCTCCAGCGGGATCGTGTCCAGGTCTTTCACCTCCGATCCTTTGGGTGCGACGATGCTGCCCATCTCGTTGACGTAGATGTCGTTCTCGGTGGTGCCTTCGGGACACTTGACCTCGAAAAGCAGAGCTTTTGTGGCTCTCCGCCCAGCGTGGTGAAGAGCATGGCCCAGCGCCTCCCAGACCTTGGTGCCACGACCCCACGACATACGGTCGGTAGCTACGATGTAGAACGTGTTCATCACTGGATCTCCAATCCACATGTGAAGGTGAAGTCGAAGCCCTCTTCGAAATACGAAGCGATGAACTTCTCCGGGTGTTCCGTGAGAACTTCGATCAAGTAGCCGCCGCGAGCAACGATATCATCGTTCCTCGCAACGACGCCACGGATACGCGGCAACGTGTTCGTCGCCGCGTCCAGGGTTCTGCAATGAATGACGATGCGATAGATCATTGGATCATACCTTTGAGCCGCAGCATCTCTTGCTGTTCCATCGGAAGTTCAGCATTCATCTGCATGACTTCCCGCAGCCGACGCCTCACCTTGGGCACCCAGACAATCTGGCACGGCGAAAGTTCGTTCAGCGCCTTCTCCAGTGACACGTAGTCGTAGGAGAAGCTGGGGTTGTCCATGTGGTCCATGAAGCGATACTCTGTATCGCCGACTTTGGAGCCGGGGTCTGTGACAACCCCGACATCAACATACCAGATCTTCATCACCAGCCCAACTCCCTCATCATGACAATGCCGGGGTCTTCCCCATTGATCGTGCCGTGGGCCTCGTCATACACGGCCTGCGCGTTCCAGTTCGGCTTGTCCTGATACTCTTCGACGAGTTCGTCAAAGGCTTTCTTGGCCTCAGCTTCGGTTTCGAATTCGAGCGGATCAGGCTCCCAGCCATCCTCGTCATACGAGTCGACGGCGTTGACCAGGAAATAGGCATGTTCTTCGGGTTCCGTGACCGCCCAGCACTTCATCACGGTGATGATCACACCGTTGCAGTTCGCGCGATGGACTTGTTTCTCATTGTAGCGACGAGACATTGAATTCACCTCTTGGTTAGGGTTGCCGTATGCCATACAGTAACCCGCGAGGCAGGTGAAGACAAAGTCTATTTGTCACGCAATATCCTGATCAGCTCTTTGCTCGTAACCTCTTTTGCGCCTAGCGCGATGGCTTGCCGACGCTTCGCTTGAGAGACATCAAAGTGCTCTTTCCAGGTGCCTGCGAACTGGATATGTTGCCGATCAATTTTCAGCTTGTCCATCATCTCCAGCAGTTCTTCGGTGGTGTCTGCTCCAACGTGGCACATCTTCATGCGACCGTAGGACATCATCTTATCGTCAACATAGACCGTCATGTCAGGCCTCCAACGCCATGTCCTCCGACCAGTCCTCGTATTCGAACATCTCGGGGATCCAGTTCTCAAGAATGAGGATTGTTTCTAGGCGTTGCCTCTTGCCCAAGTCGGGACGGAAGAGAACACCCACGCGAAAGCGCAGAGTTCCCTCCATCAGTGGCTGTTCGAGAAGAGCACCGGGTATGTGTTCTCCGAGATCAGGCCCGGTGTAGTATCCCTTGGGCACGAACGGACTTCTATCGAAATGGTTGTTGTTCTGCTTCCAGAACCCGACGCGTAGTCCAGCTGAGATCCTCATGCTGCTTGGTTCCAGTTCGCCCATTGCGGCCACTCCCGGTTCGTGTAGGTCGGGGGCCGCTTGTCTGTCAGCCAGCGTTCCTGGAGATACGCTTGGTATGACTCAGGAACTGGCAGATGTGTGAAGTCAAGCCCCAGTCCATCATGTCTCGCACTATTTTGGAACGGTAGCAGAGGACCTTCAGCAATGCAAGTCCTAAATCTCCATATGTAGGGCGTGCGATCGCCGCTACTATGCCACGTTCCGTAGCGGAGTTGCCATTCGTCAATGAGGGCCATTGCGTAATGGTAGGTCCACGCAAAATTGCCGTTTGTCTGGCCTACCCAGAGCGTCACTGGATGGTGTTGATGCGTTGGCGCACATAGCAGCCCCGGCCCTACCTCAGCGCCCTCTACGCCGCTCTGAATAAGCGCCGTGGACATCATCTGGTTGGCTTCACGGAGAGCGCTGCCAATGCGCTTGTCGTCAAGGCCAGCAGCGGCCTTGACAGGGTTATGATCGAAGACGAACAGGTTCATTCGTAGTCTGGCTCCGGTGCTTCAACGCTACCATTTTCGGCAGCACGTTCAATCGCGTTGTTGATCATGTCATCACCGTTGGGGAACAACTGGGACAACTGTTTCTCGGTGATGTCCAGCGGCGGTGCATCTTCGAAAATGAGCTGGATGCTCTCGACTTCCCAAGTCGCGCCTTCACCGGGGTCGTAGTATTCCGGTGGTCCGAACCTGCCGCTTTCCGGCGTCCCGGGGTCGGTGCAGACCAGAACGAAGCCGACGTTCACCATTTTGGGCTCTGCGTCAGCGATGTCGTTCATAACCGGGAGATCTTCGAACTCCCATGTGTGCGTGCCGTAGCTCATGTTCAGCCCTCCACCTTGTGAAGTTCACCCGCAGCGTTGCGGACATACTTCTGGCCGAAGCCAGTGCCGAGACGGCCCATGCCGTTCATGTCGAAAGAACGCTGGGTCATCGTAGCCCAAGGTCCAGCGCGACCGTTGCGGCCACGAGTGCAGGCGTCGTAGACGACTTCGCCGACAGCGTGCGTGAACGCATTTCCGAAGTCATCCTGATGCAGCTTTTCAGCTGAAAGATAGCGAGTCATATTCACCTCCATTGGTGGGTTGCCATACCCATAGTATACCATGTGAAAAGCAGAAGACCACTAGTCAGTTATCAGCTTTGTCACCACACCGAGAGTAGGATCTCCTCTTTTGTGTGGTCTGACCCAGACTTTCGCTCCATTCTTGTAGGTTCTGTAGTGACCGATTACATCGTGTTCTTTCTTTCTGATGCCGCTCACTCCCGGCTCTGGTGGAACATATTCAGGCGATGGTAGCTTGTTCATGTCCCAGATCCGTTTCCACTTGACAACATCGCCTTCTTTATAATAGACAGAGGCTTTGTTTCTCTGAGCCATGAAAATAGACTGTTTCTTATTCAAACGTGCTTGGGTCATCAGATACAACGCAAACATGATCTGCGAAATGAGAAGTTTGTCGTTGATGGTTAGTCCTTCATAAGAATTTACGTCTTCTTCATTTACTTTCTTTTCAAACCTACCAGTAGTTTCTCCTGCTGCGTTGAATTTGACCACAAATAGACTTTGATCTTCTGGTGAGAACGAACAAAGAGCGCCAGCTATATCAGTCTCAAACCAGAAGAACTCATAGAAATCAATTTGATGAATAGGTCCATCTCTATGTTTATTATTCAGCTTAACGAGATACTCATAATCAAAAGTAATGAGAACGTTGGGGCGAAACTCACTAGGAAATTTTCGGTTGGCTCTTTTGAATATGATCGGTTTCATTTATAGACCTCAAGGCTGTTGAGTGAACCTGCCATCATAGAACTGGTCGCAAGGCCGGGTCCATATAGACCCATCGCTGATCCGGCGGTAGATGACCACGGGTTTCAGCGTGCCTTCTTCGATGCCATGATGCAGAACCTCATACAGACCCTGCGTCTTGACATGCAACCAGATCGGGAATGGAGACTGGCTGCTCGGATCTCGTATCGTCATGGAACCTCAACTCCTCTATGTTCACGTGACCGATAACCTCGCGGCGACGCAAGGCATGAATTCCATAGCTCTGGGCAGAGACAATGTTGTGATCTTCGTCAAGCCCAAGGAGGCAAGCAGTATTGGACCTCAACGTCGGACAACTTGTCGGCTTGATTGAGACCAAAAGCCAGAACCTTGTATCGCGTCCACCTTTGGAGCGATACAAGTTTCCGACACGGGGTTCGTGTTCAAAGGCCACGCTTCACCAACTCCAGGATCTTGTCGAACAGGAACTGCTGCATTCCGCGGCTCTCATCCTGATAACCCATCTTGTCGTGGATCCACTCCTCATACATGGTAATCGCGAGAAAGTCCACGCCGTTTGCGACGGTCTGTCGGGTGATCAGCATCTTGCCGTCCTTGCACTGGGCATAGACGCCGGGGCCGAGGTTCTCCACGAAGGTGAAGTCAGCAGGTGACACGAAGCAGTTCAGCGCTCGGAGCAGACCACACGCAGAGTTCACGGTGCGAGCCTGCTCAGGATCAAGCTCAAACGTGTCCAAGTTGGTGATCTTGCGGTGCCGATGCAGCATGTCCTTGTTGCGATCTTTCATGCGGGCATTCGCACGGTGCTTCTCCAGCGCATCGAGGAATTCCTCGCTGGGGTCGTGACAGTCAGAGAAGTCCAGGACAGCTTCGTGTCCGTCCCACTCAGGATCAACCAGCTTGAGCGCGAAGTCAGGATCTGCGATACGTGGCAGTCGCGTGCCGAGCTTGTAGTTCATGTCGTAGGTGGAGGCCAGCGTGCGGTCCTCGGTCAGCATCATGTGACACGTGAGGTTGTAGGTGAACCGCGAAGGCTTGAGCAGCTTGTGAACACGGACGCCGCGGAAGTAGACAAAGTGAGACTTTCCTCGGTGAACTTCAACACCATCTCCGACCAGCCACGGGTCATTCTGCAGAAAGATCTTGCCACGTTCTGCGTGAACATCGACGATGGATTGTTCGTCCTGTCCGAACACCCGCACAGGCTGAACTGTGAACACGGTGTCATTCTCCTCGAACTGACCACTGACGCGGCCATTCTCGTCCATGGCATTGGAGTAGAGTTCGCGGTATGCCTGCCACACTTCCCAGTTCTTGCCGAGGTCAGTGGTGAAGCCAAGCTGTTCGTCGCCCATGTAAATCATGTCGAACGACTTGCCACGAATCTCCTTGGGCTTACTGCTGAACTGGATGGTCTCGCCATTGGTGTAGAGCGAAACAGCGTGTCCCGTGCGCAGGAGCGTCGCGATGGCGTATTTCAGCCCGGTGCCGAAGTAGCCAATCGGGTTGTCGTTTTCTTTCACGGACGCGCCCATGGTCCGAATGACGTCCAGGTCAATGTGACCAGCGTTGGAGAAGTAGATAGGCATTGAGTTCACCTCGTAGGGTTGCTTGGGGTAGTGCCATCACACTACCCCGCGAGCCGGGTCTTGAACACCCATCAATTGTCTGTTATAGACGTTTACCTTCCAGCTTGTAGAAGCCGTTCTTGCTCTGGCTCGGCGAACGACACTTGCTGTTCAGCGCAGTGACTTCCCAAAGGGAGCCAGTCGAGAGTTGGACCAGGACATCGCCCACGGGATCAGAAGGAGATCCCACGTCAGGATTGACATCTCGTCCACCACCATCACTTTCGCCCCCACCCGGCCAGTTGGTTGCCACGATGACGGGTGGCCGAGCGCACTCGTCTTCTTGGGTGCCAAACTTCGTCCATTCTTGTGCCTCGCGGTCACAGATCACACGCTGGGGCGCGGCACACGCTCCCAGAAGTGCGATAACGCTCACTCCGATCAGATATCGCATGGTAATTCTTCTTAGCCTGCGATTGCTTTCCGGCCACCCGGTCCGGTTTTCAGCGGACGGCTGAGGTTCACCCTCTCACCGGCCTTGCGCCCTTCTGCCATGGCAGAACCGTCGGCGCGGATGCCGCGACTGCGCGAATTACGCAGCGAAAGTCCTGGCAACATCTCTTTCATGCCAGCCTCGATGACGGCATACTTCTTGACCACGAGGTCGGTGCCAGTGCTGTCAGTCTTGACCTCACGAGCTTCCATCAGCTCACGGATTTTCTCGTTGACACGTTCAGCCATGCCCAGCATGAACGACCAGTATTCGGTGTGACGCGAGACGCCGGGACGCGGTGCGTTGTTCTGGAGATAGTCCTTCCACTCGCGGTTCATGCTGTCATGCACCAGCTTCAGAAGGAACTCATACATCTCGACGTCAGCATTGAAGCCAAAGCCGTTGGACTTCTGCACGCTGCAGTCATACCACGCCACCACGCCGCAGAACTGGCCGATGGTCCTACTGCACCATTTCGCGCACGGATGCTGCGTCTTGATGCCATACTTGAATTCGCCGTGGCTCATGTCACGCTTGGCTTGTGCGACCTCAAGGTCAGCTTCGGTCAAGCCATGCTCGGCCATCAGCTTGTCAGCCTTGGCGAGCGCTGCCATGGCTTCAGCTTCGGTAGCCCCACGTTCTTCGATCATGTTGCGCAGGGCCAGGATTTTGGCGCGGATATTTGACATTGTTCACCTCTGGGTTAAGGGTTGCTTATTACGACCACAATACACCCTGACAAACCAAGTGAACAGTCTTATTTGTCGTGCTCTTTACGCGGGCGAGCGTGCAAGTATAATGTCAGACTATTTGTAGTCGTTCACTGGAGTTCCGTCAGGTTCGCAGATATACACACCGAACCACTCTTCGCCGTCCATGATGTCGAGCTGATCCTTGTTCGCATCAACCCACTGGTAGAAGCGAGGGTCTCGTATCCACTCCCAGCGAAATGTGAACTCCGTGCGTTCTTCTTTGATGAAGATAGCCCAGCGTTCTTTGGCAGCGATGGGGATTTTCGCCCCCATCGCCTTACGACACTTGTCCCGAAGAACCTCGTGCGTGATCTTGGTCATATCGGGATCAGACCTTTCTCGGTCATCTGTCTGCGCCGCCGCATTTGCATGACCTCGGCTTTCAAGTTCTTGAACTCACGCCGCTCGACCTGCCGACGGACCTGCCGGGTCATTGGGCCGCGATTGTCTGGGATCTTGGAGTTGGCCTTCATCTTCTCGACTTCACGGACTCGAGCACGTTTCTCGCCAGCACGAGCAGGTTCCGGATTTGAGAACGTGATGTTCCAGTTGTTCATGATCAGCATTTCAGCCGTTGTCATTGTCGGCGACGGGAAGGTCTCCACCTTCTTGACCCGCGCCTTCTTCCTGTTGGGCATAAGACGCTTGAATTTCTGCCAGAGTTTCATCAGAATAGTGATCCTTGTGCTGGTTCCATGTCATCAACGTCTCTGAAGCCCAAGAAGACCGGGAACCGCGGTGCATCTTTCACGCCGACTTCAAAGTATTTGAACTTGACCATCTTGCCGATCAAGCTGTCGCGTTCGGACCAGAACTGCTCCCTCTGTTGAGCAGACATTCCAGTCCCAACTCGGACAAATCCGCTCGGCCATTTTTGCTCGTCAATTTTGAGCTCGAAAGCACCGAGCGTGCCTTTGCCGATCAGGTTCTCTTGGTGACCACTGTGCTCTGTGTAGCCGAGCGCATTGATGGTCGCTGGATTGGCGTTGTGCATTTCTTCGTGACAGGCAACGATAACACCTTCGGCATCAGCGAACCTTTTCAGCTTGATCAGCTCACCCTGCTTGGGCGTGCCACGACCCTGCTTGTAGAGCGAGTCTCGCCTCCGAAGGATTACACCTTCGTGACCTTGGTCCAGCAGCCTTGCTTCATACTCGTTGAGCATCTGCATGTCGTGAAGCAGAGCAGTCGGCACGATTTGCACCCAGTCAGGCCAGTCGGCGCTGCGCTCGATCAGCTGACCGTATCGATCATCGTAGTCGGAGAATGGGTCATTCCAGATGTCGAACACCCAGAGACTGGCGTATGCGATGTCGTCGTTATCGTAGCTCATTACCGCAGAACTTGTTCTCCGGTAACAATCCTCCGCAGTTTTATCTCCGACGATTATCTCCGCATCCAGACCAACTAATCCAGGCTCGTTGCGGACAAGCGACTGTATCTCGGCGTTTCGCACAGGCTTCAGGCTGCGCGTGTAGAGGTAGCCGTCTTCACCGACCAGGACACGGATGCCGTCCAGCTTGGGTTGCGCCCAGAAAGGGAACATATCCTCGTTGCGGTCCTCCCACTTTGATGCGAGCATAGGTTTCATCCGAAAGTGCTCCTCATGCTCTGGAGGACTGACGTTTCCTCCTCAGGTGTCAGATCGATGGTCTCGAACAGGATGCGCCCCTTGCTAGGGTTCGCCTCGGCCTGCTGCTTCGTAACCTGCTCGTCGAACAGGACAAGACTGCTTTGGTATTCGTCAATACCGTTGACCGACCACGGTATCATCCAGACTTTGCTCAGCATCATATCTCCGATAGTTTATCACGATCCAACGTCACGCGCAGCCGCCAAATTTTTGGCAACTGAGAATATTATACCCTGTGACAACACACTGGACCAGCGCAACCGTTCCGGCCGCATAGGCTACCAATCCAACACGTCCAGGGGCCATCGGAGCGCGTCCAGGAGGCGCATGGACACCTGTGGCGGTGCTGGGCGTGCTGCTACCCGGCAACCGCCCTCCAGCGGCCTCTGAGCGCTCGTTAAAATGGCTTATCATCAGGTTGATCCATGTCAAGCTGCGCTGGTTCTTCCCACTCAACCTTACCGTGGGCCTTTTCCCATGCTTGACGGCATTCGTCGAGCGTGCCAAAGTCGTAGAAATTAAGACGCCGAGCTTCACGTTTTGGCTGGCCGAAACCATCATCCACATCAACGACTGTGCGACGGCGAACCTTGGTAAGATGCGGGCACATGCGATTAAGGAAACGACCCAAGCTGGTTTCGTTACCACGACGGTTGAAACGCCACAGTTCCATATATCTCACGAAATCCTGCGTGACCTTGTCGGTTTGGGCGAACCTCTCCCACTCAGCATCGCCTTCAAAGATACGCCCATCTTGCAGCTTGCGGAACCACCACTCTTCGTCGTAGTTCATGGACAGCAGTTTCTGTTCCTGCAACGCATCAGTCTGCGGAACGTTCCGGACTTGGAAGTTACTTATGTCCACCGACTGGAGATAGTAGAGCAGGGCTTCGTAGCCGCCATTCTCCATCTGCTGGTTGATCTTGCCAAAGTAGTTCGCATCTTGACGCTTGCCTTCACCTACGTTCAGAACGAAGTAGCGCCGCTCGTCTCCAGTTGCACGGATAACATGTGGATCGTTTGACGCCATGATCATATGCACGAAGTTCGGCTGGGCTTCAACATCGTAGCCCTTTTTCTCGATGGGCAGTATATCTTCGGTGATCAGCATCTTGAGCACACTTTCGTGTGACTTGTCACCAGCAAAGAACGCTTCGTCAGCGAACAGTAGGCAGCAGTCTTGAAGGTGAGCATTGAAGTTACCAACGAGATGTTTCGCGTTGGCAATGTGCAGGAAGTGTCGCCCAAAGAGACGGCCGAAGGTTCGCGCGAACCAGCCCTTACCTGTCCCTTTGCCGCCTCGCAGAACGACAGCTACCTCGCCAGCACTGGCAGGCTCTTGAACACATCGTGCCATCCAACAGATGAGATACTCATATAGGAATTCGTTACCAGAGCAGATGTTCTCTTTCACGTGCTGGAGATAAAGGCTGCAATCTCCAGGGACAGCTTCGTAAGCGAAGCCGCGCCAAAGGTTGTAGACACCATCTTTCTCGATGAGAGGCATGAACCGCATCGTGTCATACTGGCGGCGCATCGTATGCTTGAGCCAATACTTCCCGAGTTCCTCAGTGACATCACCACCTTCTTTGCTGGTGCCGACCTTGACACGCTTGTTCATGTAGCGATGCTGAATACTCTGGAAGGTAGACATCGTGAGCTTGGTGCGCTTGAACGTCTGGCCGTTGTGCAGCTTGAGCTGATCGTCGACCTCCTCGATGACTGCGCACTTGCCGCCGATGTTACCGATAACAGCGTGCCTGTCGTTCATCATGAGCAGATTAGGGTCTTCGCTGTATTGCTTGGCGCGTGAGATCTGCCGACGCGCATACCGATCAGCGCCTGACTTCAATTCAAGCACGCTGTCAGAGATGCCCCATGCTGGGTCTGTCAAGATGCTGTAGATTACTGCATCTGGAACATTGCAGCGAGACATACCGCAGCAGAAATCGAACACCCAAGCGGAACGGGAGTTGTCCTTCTCCTTGGGCTGGTCTGGGTGACTACCCTGCACCATGATAATCTTGAGCCTGTCTGGAACTGACCATTCGTCAAGCTCGCTTAGTTCCACAATGCGATCAATGTTACCGGCATCAATATCGACATCAGCTTTGCCGCCATCCATCATAGAGCCAGACGACTGGACACCAGCGGACTTCTTGAAATCTGAAATGCTGTAGACACGGCTGGGATCGAAGTCCAGAACTTTGGCTTCTACTTCAACCCTGCCTTTCTTGCGCTTCTGCGGATTGGGAATGTTGATCGTGCCGGGTAGCCGCGCGATACGGTCCACGTTGAAGCAGTGATCGCCTCCGAACACTTGCTCCAGACGCTTGTTGTAAAGCTCGAATTCCTCCCACTTGGTTTCGGTGCCTTCAATCAGAAACGGTTCGTCGAGCTTCCAGAAAGCCCAGTAACCGTTGCCTGAGAACAGAGTGATGGTCGGCTGCGGGATGCCTTTCGGCAGCTTGTTCGTAAGCTGCGGAAGTAGCATATCAAGATCTCGCTCAAGACCCTCAGCATCTGTGGCGCTGCTATCAACATCAACGTGCAGCCACGGAGCTTGTTTGATGTCGGTCTTGCTGGGTTTTGTGTCGATATCTCTTGTCGGCTCGTTGACCAAGAAATACAGATTTCGTTTACCGTTTTCTTGCTCAATGAAATTGTATGCTTCCTGCTCGTCACGAAACGTGCGGAAGGTGACAGCTTTCCTGTCTGTTGCGATAGCTCCCAGTGTCCAAGGTCTACTAGGCTTGAACTTCTGAAGGAAGTCAATCGCGTGTTTACTGTTCCCCTTCATTTTCACCCCAATAAGTTATCAGCCTGTCAGGGCTGGCCTTGCCTTGTTCCATGAGATTATACCAGTATCGCGAGACACCAGCCTGCTCTGCACATTGAGGGATAGTCCAACCAGACCGACGTCTCAGAATGAAGCAGATCTCATGAGAATACAACGTGCCGATATGAGGCATGACAGCGAGTCTGCACTTCGTGTCTTGCCTCTCGATTTCTTGGTAGGCATTTCGCCCGATGCCCAAGCGAGGACCAGCCTGCTTCTGGGTGAGACCCTCGCGCCGACGCCATATCAAAAGGTGTTCGCCCAATGAGAGGGAGGATACGGGGATATCAGGAAGTCGCACAATTCCTTCTGAGGTAGCGACCTCTCGAAAACCTTCAGCGCACACTCGTGCATCTGCGGTCGGGTCATGTTGTCCCATAGCTTATTCACCTTCAACGTGGTTGCCGAGAAAAAGAACCAAGTGTCACTGACCTTGACACACACGAGGCAGATACCTCCGGCTTTCTCTCGACGATATCCCCACACCTGCTGCTCTTTCGTCCACGGGTGCGGAAACTTCACTGGTCGAGTATCGCAATTGACAGGCCATTTCGGCAGCGCCTTGCATTCGATCCATCCACAAATGTAGTTCACATCAGGGATACCGAGACCAGTCATCGGTGACTCAATGGCAACGGCATCCAGTTTAGAGGCTCGCTTGATGAGCGTCCCCTTCATGCTGTTCTCAGACATGAGAAGCTCCAGGCGCTAGGGTTGGCTTTTAACCTACCCCAGCGCCCAGCCTCGCGCAAGTGTCAACCTTTCTCAATGATCGGTTTGACAGGTCCGCGTTTCTGGTCTTGATACTTCCCTTCATAGCCGAGAGTATCATCGTCCACGAAGTGAAAGATCACTTGAGCGATAGGCATTCCACGCTCAATGGTGAGAGGTTCATGACTGTGATTGGTAAGCTCGAGAGTGAGCCAGCCTTCCCAGCCGGGTTCGATCACAGTGTTCTGACAGGCCAGTCCAAGACGTGCCAAAGTGGACTTGTCGTGGACGATGCCGAGAACGTCTCTGGGCATTTTGAACCGCTCGATCGTAGAAGCCAACAGGAACTGACCGGGCAAGAGTTGGACGGCAGGCATGTGACCATGCTCGTCGAATTCCACCCTGACGTCATAACCCGCTGGTCCGCAGCCGAACGTCATGCCCTTATGCCGTGTCCGACCATAGAAAGGTTCCATGATCTTCAACTGCTGGATAGTGCGACCACTCAGGATCATATCTCACCTCTCGTATGTTGCGAGTGTCTGCCACAGACCTTCATTGTCCAGGCGCGGCGGAACAGTAGCCGTGAAACCAGCATCAAGCATCAGGTTATTGAGCGAGATTGCAGGCAGCAGGCCAAATCCGCTGATGTGAATTTCCAACGCAACTTGACGCAGATTGGGATAGGCTTCAATGAAAGTTTTCATGAAGTCATACTCTGCACCCTCGCAATCGACCTTGGCGACATCGATCACAGGGTGATACTCGTGAAGCTGAGCGACTGACATGTAGCTGATCGGCACTTCCACTCGGCCACGGCGCGGCGTCGTGCTGGAGTTGCCGGGGTTCTTGCCAGTCTTGCTGAGATACAGCGCACCCTCACCGTCTTGGGTTGCAGTCAACGCCTTGTTGTGAAGCGTGACGTCGTGCTCGTCTTTCAGGTTCAGCGAGAGCATGTTAAAGTTGTTTACTTCAGGCTCCAGCGAGATGACGTGCATCGCACCCTTGTCCACAGCCCAGCGGCTGAAACAGCCAATGTTCGCACCGATGTCCAGCACGACACGGCCTTCAACATCGAGCCTGCCGTAGCTGCGATTGATCTCCTTCATGACATATTCGTCATAAGTTCCACCACGCCCAAGCATGGAGCGACTGAACCCACGAGCAGTCATTTCGATGATGGGTCGTTCCTCGAACTCACCATCAACTAGAACTCCGTATTTCATCTTTTCCACCTTTCTACTTTGATCATGCCCCTTGCGATACGGAGCGCCTCTTGCTGGATTTCAATTTCGACATCAGGTTCTTCTTTGATACCATAGTCTCTCTGGTCAACTCTGGAATAAGAATTCCTGAAATCGACTTTCAGCTTGTGTCGCGTAGTCGGTCTTTCAAGAACCAGCATCTTGTTCAAATACAAAGTCGTGCCATTGAGCCAGTATTCATAGCGAGCATATTTCAGATCACTGAACTTGGCTGTTACTTCGACGCTCATTTCACACCCTTGATCTCGCCCCACGACGGGCCAACTTCTGTGTCAACCTTGAACGGCACCCACAGTTTTCCTGGAACAGCATCGATGATGCAGTCTCGCATGACATCACCAGCGGCTTTCGCTTCAGCGACTGAACCATAGCTTCCGTCAGTCTCGTCATGAACCTGCAACTGAAGGAAGTAGCCAGCACGATCAAGTTCACAGATAGCCAGCTTGGTCTGGTCTGCGCTGCTTCCCTGGATGATACGGTTCAACGCTTTGTGCGTGTAATCATAAGATCCGTCATCGCGGCGCTCGAAGTTCAGCCTGCGGCCAAGGATTGTGCTGACAAAGCCCCGGCCTTCTGCACGCTCAGTCGCAGCCTTGGCAAGCTCACGCACATAAGGAACTTCAACGTCGAACTTGTCGAGGATTTCCTGACCTTCTTCACCAGCCATTTCACGAACGTAACCCTTCTGGATTTCGTTGCGGTAGGCCATCGCCTCTCTTTGGGATGGGAAGAACTCAATGCGTCTGTCTCTGCCCCAGCCATACGTCACACCCCAACGAGTAGGCTTGCCGATATCATGACAGAGCTTGGCACCGCCTTCTCCGTAGCACAGCCCAAGGAAGATGTTCTTGGAATAGCCTCTGTGAACTTTGAACGCTTTCGGGTCATTGGCGAGCCAGTTCTCGACCTGATCGTCTTTGTAGACAAGTCTGGTCATCATCTCATGGTTGTCAGTGCTGGGATCGTTCTGGTATCTCAGTGCGGCTTCTCTGGCACGGGGCAAATCCATAACTGCCGCGAAGTGAGTTGTCCATCGGGGTTCTTGCTGTGAATAGTCATTACAGCCCCAGAGGGCACCCTCCTCAGGGATGAAAATCTTGCGCCACTCACCAGCGATCTCAGGGTCTCGATCAGGGCTTGGCTGCTGTTGAAGGTTCGGGTCTGCGGCGGAGAGTCGTCCGTATCGAACTCCAACAGTTTCATCGTCATCGTTAGACATTGCCATCTGTCTAAAACTGCAATACAGTCGTTCACCAACTGCATACTTGCGGATTGACGCCGCGAACGTTGTTCGTAGCTTGTTGACTTTCCTTGCCCTGAGAATTGCTTGCGGGACGACATGGTCGCTACCTCCGAGTAGAGCTTTATCGATTGAAGGAGCGCCAGTGCTTGTCTTGGGCAACCTCATACCGATAGCTTCAAGCGCCGGAGCTAGAGCACCGGGCTTCCACACGTCACCAAACCCAATGCGGACACCAGTCTCCCGCTTGATCAGTTCAAGTGCAGCACGTTCTTCGCCTTCTGCCCACCGTTCAATCTGATCCAGCTTGTTGAAGTCAATTCGGACACCACGTCTGCGCATACGAACCAGCACGGGAAGGACACGGCTCTCCAAGTCCCAGATTTGCCGCAGACCTTCACGGTCAATGCGTTCTTCCTGCCTGCGCAAAATCTCTAGAGGGGACGCAACATCTTGTTCCCCATACTCGCCAACATATCGTCCCGGAAGTCGCCAGAGGCCTTTCTTCGGATCAAGACCGTGAGCCCTTGCAGCTTCCAGAAGTGTTTGTTCATCTTTAGCTGCGATCCCATACCGCTGTCCGATATTCTCCAGGGAATAGCTTCTGTGAAGTTCGTAGAGGATGGGGTCTGCAATTTGAATGTCACGGAATGTCGCATCTTGGTGCCACTCAAATCCGTCGTTATATCCATAATCAACGTCGTATGCGAGGTTGGCTCCCACGAACTCTCCATCAAAATCAGCAATTTGTGCTCTAAGATATCTGAGAGCTTGTTCACAATCGAGGTTGTCGCCGCCTTCATGGCGGATTGGGAGGTAGTGCTTCGGCCCGCCTTCAATGGCGAAAGCCCAACCGACGGTATATCCGTCACGAAGACTTCCAGTCCCGAGTTTGGCCCCAATGCTGGGGTCTCTCGTCTCTGCATCAATTGCAATCCTTTTTGCGCCTTTCCAAGAAGGCAGGTCTGAAAGGGACGGAGGCGACCAGTTAGCCTCGGGCATGAAAAACCCAAGCTGGAGCGCCCCGCCATTGTTCGGATCAGTTTTCTTGCGTATGACCATTACTTCTTCCTGCCAGTTGTGAAGTCACATTCTTGCCGTTCTCCATAGCCCTCAAGGTCAGCATCGTAGCCGAAAGGGTGTTCCATGCCGTCTACACCCTTACTTGCGACCTCTGTGGACGCGCTGGATGCGGGCGGCTGGGTAGTAGCACGGCCAGCACGTCCAAGGAGCCCTGTTTTTTGGTCCAGGGACGGCCTTGAAGGTGTGGCGGGTGCAACCGTGCCGCCAGCGCCAGCGGCCCTCTCTGTGGCCCTCTGAGCAGTCGCAATAAGGCTGCGCAAATGGTCGTGGGCCAGGACCAACATCTCAATCGGACACGGACCACTGAGAAGCTCGAAAATGCTGCGCTCGGCTCCGGTCAGACCAAGCACTTCAACGATGCGATCAGTGCAGACGCGGACCGTGTAGCCTGTCCCATGATTGAACACATAGTCAGGCTTGCGCTTCTTGGTGACGATCATCTTATCGAGATAAGTCATTGCCTTGCGCAGATCTTGCACGCCATTCTTTTTCTGCCAGCGTGAGATATACTTCGTGCAGTTGGCAGGCAGATAGTGAATCTGGCAGTCAATGACCCAGTCCCAATGTTGATACTCTGCCTGATAGTGGTCGCCTCCTTCTTGGGCTACATAGCCATCTTTCCCACAGTCACACATACGCTTGTCGTGACCACAGGTATCACAGTTGGTGTTTCCCATCATTCACCTCCGATATCAGACATGGCCTGCCAGTCGTGGCTCCTGATAGCGTAGTAGGTGTCCACGATCTTCTCCGGATACTTATGCTTGTATAGCTCCATGTAGTTCTCCACAGCAGCGACTTTGCGTTCCATCATGCGGTTGCCCATCATGATCTGGTCACGACACCAGCAGTAGAACTCGAGCATGTCAAGCCCAGAGAGCCACTTCAGCTCTTCGTCATCAAGCTGGCTGTGGTGATCTTCACCGAACACGGCGATGTTCAGGTGTTCTTCGAAAGCCTGCTGCCTCGCATCGTCGAGCAGACCAGCTTTCTTTGCAGGATGAGGCATGTCGCCAGTCATGCGCTCAGCGATGTCGTGTTCCATCACAGCCCAAACGAGGGTGATGGACGGGTTCGGGTGTAGGATCTTCAACATGGTAATCATGTTGAACGTGTGCATCCCGACATAGTGCGGGCCGATCCCTGCTTGGGTATGGGTGCGGAGAACTGCCGCACCCTCCCGAGCGAACTTGATGCGGGTCACATCGCAGACAATATCATCATACATATCAGGACCTCCGCTCAAGCCACTCGATGCACGCCCTTCGCCAGTCAGGAGCAAGGATCTCGCTGGCGAACTTCATTGCCAGATCGCGGTGCTGCGGGTTCTCGCGGTCTTTCCACGCGTCCCAGGATTGCAGCATCGGCACCGCAGTCTTCTTGAAAAAGCGGTCTTGCAAGCCGATAGCAGGGCCGACTTCCATGAACATCTGCAGATCTTGGAACCACTGTTCGATGGGACCGTTCACGACAGGCAGCGGTGCGACCTGACCGAGTTCATAAGGATCGAAGCCGGGGCTGATGTCGAACAGCGGAGCGTGCTTCTCGAGAGTTGCATGGTAGCCGTGGAAGTTCGTGCTCACCTGCCAGTAACTGCCCATCGGCACGCCGACCCATGCAGCCATCACTTCCTGGAGCATCGAGAAGTGAACGGCATTCGCACCATAGGCACCCCAGATCATGTCGTTCGACCTGTTGAACACAGTCATGTCCAGCTTGCCGTAAGGATTGATGCGGAACGTGCAGATCAGGTTGCAGGGGAAGTCCTTGCCGTTCATGCCGAGGTCTGTCTCTGTGTCCCACATTTGCAGCACGACACGACGATCATCATGGTTCTGCTTCAGCAAGTTAGCGATAGTTTCCAGCTGATCGATCACACCGACTTCACGGCTGATGCCATCAGGCATGTGCTCACGCTCCAGGAACCAGTTGCGCCAGCGATAGCCGTAGGCACCATGGAAGGTGACACCATCGTCGCTGTAGTTCGCGATGTTGCTGGAGAACCGGCTGATCCACTCCACGTCGCGGCGACCGGATATCATCCAGAGGCTTTCCATGAAGTGGAAGTAAGGGTTGGCGTCCCGCTCTGGGTAGAACAGGACGCGCTCCTCCGGGTGCTTGTAGTGAGTGGTGACGGGTCCTGGAAACACCCGGACAGGACCATTTCGTGAGTCGCGATCGACCCCTTCTTCTCTCAGGGCGGACAGCCCAAGAAGGATGGCGTCGTTCACGCCGCGTGCGGTGATGACTTTCATACGAGAACTCCATAGTGGTCGAACATCAGGTCTTCATACTTCTTGAAAAGCGAAGCGTCCTGAGTTCCGGTTTCGGTTTCGAGGTTGCCGTGTGCCAGATCAATGACACGCTGCGCGACAGCCCTGCGATCGAACTGTGTAAGGATATCGCGAGCCACTGCCTGGAAACCACGAGCCTGCATCGCAGACATATGACCAGCTTCCAGAACGATATCGGCATAGTCTTGCGGGTCACGAGCCTTGTCCAGCGCGACGTAGTGAACGCCTTCCTGGAACAGTTCGGTTCCCATGCCGCGTTTCTGTGCGACAGGCACCGCGCCGCGCATCATGGCGTCAACCACGACCCGGTTCCAGTGACCACCGATCTTGGAGTATTTCTTGCTCCAGGAAGGATCGACCAGAACACGCGCCATCTTGAGCCATTCGTCCACGTCTGCTGTCGGCCAGTAGTCGTGATGCTTCATGCCATTCTCGAGGGCAACTTCCCAGATCTTGCGCGTATGAAACGGCTTGTCAGGATCATCGTGGAAGTAGGCTTCCCTGCACTTGTCCTCGCTGGTCATGTATTGATATTCGATGCCCTTGCCAGCGATTTCGCGCAGTTCGCCCGGCTCTTTGGGCGGCATGTAAGCGATAGCCTGCACGAGTTCATGAACATGCTTCCACGCCTTGAACGTTTGCATGTTGACGAACCCAGAGTGCTTGTCGTCCCAGTCTGGGATATCGCGAACTGGCATGAACTGAGGGTTGACCACCAGCGCCCGAGGGATGGGCAGGAAGTCGGCACTGTTGAGGGCGCACCCATGCACGCAGGCGATGCCTGACAGGTGCTCTGCAACGTGATACAGGTGTGTCACGTTGCTGGCAGCGTTGCCGTCGTGGATGAAGGCAACCTGCTTGACCTCCGGCTCCAGCGCATAGAGTTCCGGCCACTTGTCGTTGCCGAGTTGCTGCTTGTTCTTGGGAGGGACAGGCACAGTCCAGATCACCAGATCGTAGTGGTTCAAGATGTGCTTTGCATTCGCAAGGCCAGCGAATGTCTTGTAGGCGAGGCGGGCACTCTTGGGGAAGTTCCAGCCTTTACCTTGGGCGAATGGAATGCCGCTTGGGCCACCGAACTCGAAGTCTCCTGACTTGCCCTGTCCTTGGGCGAAATCGGAGTAGACCAGTTCGTATAGATGCGCTTCGTGACCAAGGTCCAGGAAGCCACCAATCAATTGTTCGGTATGATTGATGATGCCGCCAAGGTCCATGCACGAATGCAGCGCGACCGCTATTTTCATGATGATCTCCAGGTTATGCAGTATGCCCTACCATAGCCGCAGGGCAGGCAAAAGACAACTATCGTTTTGTCTTTTTCAACGCCATAATCAGTATGATCAGAGGCGTGAAGCCTATGAACAAGAAGCCGAAGGCTGCGACCAAGGGGTGCATCTTCGGCTTCTTGCCTTTGACGATCTGGTCGGCATACCACCCAACGAAGATGGCATACATGCCGAACCAGTAAATCGCCAGCCAGAGCGCCCAGTCAGGCAGGAGCATGATACTTGCTTCTCGGCTTGCCCTGCCCAAGACGGACACGCTCATACTTGTCGAACTCACAGAGACCGAACTGGATATCTGTGGGCGACAGGTGGAAGTCGTGTGCGAAGAACAGGTCTTGCAGGTTGACAAGGTTCATGATGCACTGGAACGCTTGCTCGTTCTTGACGGGCTTCGCCTGCTCGTCTCCGAGCACACGGGCCGCGCCTCTCAAAGCACCGGGACCGATAGGTGTCCACTTGTGCCAGTCAGCCGGGAAGCTGAACGAGCCTTCCTCCTCGTCGTGGGTCTGGAACTCCCAGAAGCCGGTATAGGTCGTGTCCAGCAAGACTTCCTTGGTCATGAAGCCAGTGCCTCCGAAGCCATTCAGCTTCATCATGCGCTTGGCAACCTGTTCCCAAGATTGCGTTGTCTGTGCCAGCTTCACGATCTCCGGCGTTGCTTCCCACAAAGCCTTGAGAAAGTAATGGACCACCACTTCTTGTTTCGGAGCAGAGATCCCTTGATTTGTGATGACATACGCTCCTGTGAACACACGTTCACGGTTTGCGAGTCGATCCGCTGCGGTGTCCTCGATGTGGTCGAAGTCGAAGTCGTCATACGACTGCCACCCGATTGCCGATGCGAACTCCCACGTCCCGAAGTATCGGTAGGTGGCGCAGTTCATCAGTATTGCGCGACGATCGTCGCCATAGTTCGGTGTGTAGAATCGCTGTCTAAGCTCCCTGCTTGTCGCGTCGTGCTGCCGACGGACGTTGGTGAACTTGTAGGTCCGCAGGATCTGGTCCTCGGTCCACGGAAAGAAATCGCCCGCCTCCTTTCGAAGGCGGACGTTCTCGCGTTCGTCGAGATATTCAAAGAACGCATTGGCGCTCGCTGCGGCCATTACTCGGCAGCCTGTGCCTTCGCGGCCTTGGCGGCTTCCTTTTCGGCTTTCGCCTTGGCAGCAGCTTCGGCTTTCGCAGCTTTGGCAGCTTCGCGCTCGGCCTTGGCCTTCTCACGCTCGGCGGCACGCTCGGTCTTCTTGGCCTCACGCTCTTCGGCAGCACGGGCTTTCGCCGTCTCGGGATCGTCGCGGCCCTGCTCCTTATACCAAGCGGCGCGGCGCTCAGCATACTCAGCGTCGGTGGCCGGAACGACCTGGACGTAGCCCTGCTTCTCCCAGTTGTAGATGTCCCACGGGATGGTGCCTTCGCCCTGGATGGCGTCGATGATCATCATGCCGTCCTTGTAGTTGCCCGACCGATGAGCGCGATCTTCCTCGCCGTCGAACGGCTTGACGATCTTCATCGTGTCGAACATCTTGCGGGTCGGACGCTTGACGTGCTGCGCGGCGGCGGGCTTCGCGAGCTTGCGCTCCTTGGGCTCCTTCGGTGCCTTGGCCTTCTTGGCGGGCTTCTCGCCTTCGGCACCATCGTCGGCGGCCGATGACTCGTATTTCTGCAGCGCCTTCATCGTCTGGTCGACGGCAGTTGCGTGATCCTTGAACTGCTTGACCGACGCCACGCCGAGGTTCGACGCGATGAGGTTCCGCAGCGACAGCAGGTCTTCGATCGACATGCCTTCGAGATCAGCGCGGGTGTAGGACTTGTCCAGGAACTGGATGGCTTCGTTGCTCATGGCTCGGTGACTCCATTTCTACCATATGGTCTTGGTCGCAGCTTGCGGCCAGTGCTCGAACATTACCGCGTCGAACTTCTGGCCGCAAGCACTATTTGTCCATAGGGCGAGCTATTTAATCGTTAGCGCAAGCCCCGGTCCGCTGACCAGTTTCGGGATCCCAGCCACAAGCATCACCGTCTTCCAGGTTTGCCATTTCGTCCCGATCAGCCTTCACTTCTTTCTTTGCCGACTGGATTGGTTCGTCGTATTTCCCAGCCGGACGATAAGTAGTGCAACCCTTGGCACCGCCTTCATAGGCCATGACATAAAGGTTCTTGAACTCATCGAACGAGAAGTTGCTGGGCACGTTCACCGTTTTCGAGCAGGCAGAGTCGATGTGCATTTGGGCTGTGCAGAGGACACCGATGTGTTCGGCAGCAGTGATCTCGTTGGAGACGACAGTCTTGCCATGAACGCCCAAGAAGGCGACACCGTAGTCCTTCACTGTGACGATACGATGACCACCCGGCACGATGACGCGGCGTGACTGTTCGTAGTCAAGCACAGGCTCGATACCAGACGACACGTTGTCAGCAGTGAACGAGATGGTGCCAGTCGGTGCGATCGAGGTCAGGTGGCTGTTCCGGATACCATACTTCCGGATCATTTCTTTCGTCTCGTCCCACAGACCGTTGATGAACTCGCTCGCCATGTAGCGTTCTTCATCGTAGAGCGGGAAACTGCCCTTTTCAGCCGCCAGCTTGGCCGACGCCTGATAGCACTTGTTTGTGATGAAGCACATGATCTCGTCTTCCTTCGCCAGGAATTCCGGACTGCCATAGGGCAGACCCATTGCTTCCAAAGCGTTGGCGACGCCAGTGTGACCGAGACCCATGCGTCGCTTCCGTTGGGCTTCCAACTTCTGCTGCGGCAGAGGGTAGCGGCTCCGATCGACCACATTGTCCATGGCACGAACGACGTGGGGAATGTCGGCCTCAAGCTGGTCGTAGTCGAACCAGTATTTGCCGTCTGCATCCTTGCGGAGATACTTCACCCAGTTGAAGCTGCCCAAGAGACAGGCTCCATATGGAGGGAGAGGCTGCTCGCCACATGGATTGGTGGCCGCGATCGTCTCGCAGTAGTAGAGGTTGTTCATGCGATTGATCTGGTCGATGAACAGAACACCCGGCTCTGCCCAGTCGTAGGTTCCGCGCATGACCATGTCCCACAGAGCATGGGGATCGACCTCGCGATACACGCGTCCGCCAAACTGGAGCGGGAACGGCTTTCCGGAGGCGAGACACTCCATGAATTTGTCGGTCACGGCGATCGACATGTTGAAGCCACGGAGCGGACGCATGTCCCACGGAATGCTGTCGTCTGCGACCTGCTTGGCACGAATGAATGCCTCGATGTCCGGATGGTCGATCCGCATGACGAGCATTTGTGCGCCGCGCCTGTTGCCCGCAGAGGACGTCGCCCGGCATACAGCATCATATATAGGGGCGAAGGCAAGAGGGCCGTCTGTGGTGCTCTGCACGCCCAGGATAAGGTCTCCAGCGGGCCGCAGGGTGCTGATGTCGTAGCCCACGCCGCCACCCTGTCGCATGGTGATGGCCGCGTTCTTGGCCGTGTCCATGATGGAGAGTGAGGCGTGCTGACCGGGCTTGAGCATCGCGAGTTCTTCGGCGCTCGGTCCGTCGGTGAAGCTGTCGTGAATCGTCGGCATGACGAAGCAGTTGTAGAGGGTAACGTTCTTCAGCGAACCAGCGCCTGCCTGCACCCGACCGGGCGGCATGAACCGCTGATCGATACTGATCTCGCGGAATGCCATATAGTGCTCGTGATCGTCCTGCAAGAAGCCTGACCAGCGATTCGCCGCTTCGCGGAATGTTTCATTCTCTCCGCGATACTTCTCTGCATGGACGAGATCACAGTCCGGATTTGTTGGACCATACATACGTCTCGTCTCCTGTTTCATGAGTGTTCTTTTCAGTTGTGCATATCTACGACGGTGACTCGCTTCGCCGCACGGGTTATCGCAGTATAGAGCCAGCGTCGCCGCTCTTTCTTTGGACCCCAGCTTTCATCAAATACCGCAACGCTGTCCCACTGGGAACCCTGCGATTTGTGAACTGTGAGTGCATATCCATAATCGAACTCTTGACCCTCAGACCGGAGCCAGTATTGGGTGTCCAGTTCTTTGCCCCGGCCCAGGAAGTGTTGTTCCAAGGCAGCGACTTCGACGTCCCCAGCGTTGGGGTTGTCTTGAGACCGAACGGTCATGTGGACTTTGCCGTCCATGACTCCATCGACCCCGGTAGCATTGAAGATGGCACCGTTCAATAAGCCTAGCTCAGAATTGTTGCGTAGGCAAACCAAACGGTCCCCGACTACCGGATACTCTCCATCGTAACCAAGAAACTGACGGACACGCTTGTTCATAGCAGAGCGTGTCTTGTTCTTACCAACGAGAAGCTGATCGTAGGACAGGACTTCCTCTTGGGATAGCTTGGTCCCATAGGGATGAACGGCACAGCCTTCACCCCAATCGCCAACCTGAAGTCTGTTACCGAGCCTGACGTCTGTCGCCATACGCAGGATCGGACTTTCTTGGGCTTGACGATGGATCTCGTCCAACATGATGTCGGGCGTGACGTTCTCTGTGAAATACCCAGCAGCACCAACTGGAGGGAGCTGAGCAGGATCGCCCAAGACGAGGACAGGAGTGCCGAAACTCAGCAGATCTTGTCCCATCGTAGCGTCAACCATAGAGCATTCATCGATGACAATGAGAAGCGCTTCACGAACCTCGCTCTCAGTGTTCAGAATGAACATCGGCTGATTGGCGTTCTTGGCTTCGTCAGCGATGTCGCGTTGCAGAGCACGCACTCTCGGGTGATTGTCGATATACTCCTGCTCCATACCTTGGAGCGAAACAAGGAGTTCTGCCAGTTCAGTCTGGAGTTCTTCCAGACGTGCTTTGCTCTTGTCGCGGCTGCGATATATCAGGGAGTGTATCGTAGAGGCGTTGTGACACCCCTTGGTCTGCAGAACGTGCGCAGCCTTGCCAGTGTAGGCAGCGAACAGGACATCGTCTCCGATGCCTTCGGCGAGATACTTCGCCAGTGTGGTCTTTCCGGTGCCAGCATACCCAAAGAGATGGAACACCTGTTTATCGCCGTTGCGATACCATTGGTCAACTGCTTTGAGAGCGGCATCCTGCTGTGGACTAAATTTCATGAACGCCTCCGAGATTATGGTGAAGCTGGCGGGCTGTCCATGGATTTGAACCACGGTTGGGTCGGTTACTACCCGCCAGCTTCTACCGTTCCGCCTGGATCAGAACGGCATCTCGTCGTCGTCGTTCGCCTTGCTGCCACCACGCTGAGCCGAGCCAGCTTCGTCATCACCGCCGGTCTTGGCGATGGAGTCGAAGTCAGCATGGGCCAGACCCTGATCGATCATGTCGCCGAACTCCTTGGCCTCCTTGAGGAGAGCCATGCCTTCCTCGGTGCCAGGGTTGATCAGCGACTCACGCCACGAGTCTGCGAACGGTCCGATGTTGTAGTTGTAGAACGTGCCAGACTCTTTCTTCTGCTTGGTGGTCGAGACCTTGCAGCGGTTCGCGAAGATCGGCGGGCGACCCTTCTGGGTATACATCGCCGTCATCCAGTCCTTGTGGACCTTGATCTTCGTCGAGCTGAAGGAGAGCACGCAGTAGCCCTCGGTCTCGGTGCCTTCCGCGTTCATGATCAGGCAGTAGACGTAGTAGGTCTCGACCAGATCGTTGCCAGCGGCAGACTTGAACGGAATGCGCTTCCCGTCGGCGTCCTTCGGAGGAATACGCGAACCACCATTCGCCTTGATGGCGTTCAGGAAAACCTCGCTGTCCAGCCCATGACGATCGACCAGACCGCCGCCTTTGGTGCGAGGCACCCACTCGACGACCGCAGCTTCCTTGTAGACCGGGATGATCACCACGGGCTGCTTCAAGATTTCTTTGGTGACGGAGTTCACCAGATCGCCGGGTTTGCAGCCGGGGATCAGCTCGTCCTCGACCTCGGGCGAGTTCGACTGCAACACGTTGATGAACGGGATTGAGAGGTCGTTGATCGTCGTCCCCTCGAACCCTGCGTGGGCGTAATCACCATAGTCGAACCCACCGGATGCGACTTGGGTGTTCTTCACTTCTGCTACTTCTTTGCCAGCCATGACAGGCTCCTTTCGGCTTCAGTTGATCGACCAGCGGTCAGCTTCTCCACTATCCCAGGAGAACGGGATTACAGTTCATTGACCTTCGCCGTCCGCTGACGGAAAATGCCAAAGATATCGACAGGCAGGTCCACGCCTTCGCCGAGTTGTTCTTTCACCCACGAGTTCAGGGTGGCGTGGTGAACGTTGAAGTTGGTCTTCACGACAAGCGTGCCGAGTTGTGCCTCAAGCCCCTTGACGGCTTTCATGAAAGCATCACAGCGTTCTGTGTCACCCTTGGCGAACTCGACGATCACCTGCCGCTTGACGATGTGACCATAGTCGTGCTCATCGAGCCAAGCAATAGCAGGCTCGCGCTTGTCGCCAGCGATGCTGCTGCGGATCTCTTCCTTGAGGATCAGCTCGCGTCCGTCTCCGAGGTCGAACTTGCCGTCCATGCCTTCTGTGACCTGCGGAATGCGAATTTCAGCGATGTCCTTGCGTTTGGCCTTCGCGAGCTCGAGCTCTGCTTCTTTCTGGGCGACCTCGGCCTCTGCCTCCAGATATTCGTCCGCCAGCGCCCGCAACACTGTCTTGAAGTTGTCGCCGGGTTCGCTGCGAAATGCTGCGTAATTATCTGTCATATGCAACCTCCAGGCTCTGGCAGGATCACCCTACCAGCCTGACCACATTAGCCAAGGCCGAGCTAAAAGACAAGCGGTATTTGTCTAATAGATCTTGGCAGCAATCTCGGTATACTCGTTGTGGCGACCGCTCCATTGAAGAAGACGAACATGGCCTTCGTTATAGTAAGCAGCGATGCTCGTCGCCATGCCGATGAGGCCGGGATTGCCGATCAGAAGAAGATGATCGTCGTCGCTGAAACTTGAAAGCTTCTCGTGCAGGTCGCCCAAGACAAGCTCGGGATTGAACGGGTGTGCGCTCGGGGAGAGCAGGTATGTTATCTCTCCCCAACGCTCAGCCTTGTTGATACTGGTGAAACGAGGGACCAGTTCTTTCTTGATCTGGTCAAATCTCATTTGCTGCTGAACTGCATAGACGGTCATATCCACTCCTTCATAGCATCGCCGAGGATTTCAGTGGACACTTCCTTCTTGTTTCTCAGGTTGGTCACGATGTGATTGTCGATATCGAAGTCGCTCATGATATCGATGTAGTTGACAGGGTGCTCGTCCATACCGCCCCGGTGCGCCCGGTCCTCGGACTGGAGGCGGTCAATCAGGCGGAAACTGTTGCTGTAGTAGACAACGGTCTTCGCTTGCGTGAGCGTAAGACCAGATCCACCCTTCTGGGCATTGCCGACGAACCACTTGTATTCGCCACGCTGGAAAGCGAGCTTGTTCTGCTCTGCTGTGTCATCGTCGATGGAGCCATCATAACGACAGGCTTTGTTGCCGAGCAGGTCCATGATCTGGTCGATGTCGTGGCGGAACCTTGCCCAAATGATGCCCTGACTATGGGTCTCCTCGTCGATCTGCTCGAGCACGGCCAGCCTTGGGTTCTTCTCCGAGAACATGTGAACAGGCTCGTCTTCACCGACAGGAACATAGTTGCACGCGATCTGTTGCAACCGGAGAAGCATCACGATTGGAAGCTCGGCTGTGATCATGGAGTCGCCGATCTCGATCATCAGCTCTTCCTTGAGTTCTTCGTAGGCCGCACGCATTTCACGTGAAGCTTCGAAGTAGCGTTTCTGGTAGAGCTTCGGAGGCAGATCGAGCACTTCGTCTTTGACAACACGATCACTGATCTCGTTGAGCCACTCGGCCAACTTGTCGAGGTTCTGATACTCGATCAGCTTGTCGTAGCCGGGATCATAGCCGTGCAGACGTTGGCAATCGGAGCGGGTGAACCAGCGCCCAAAGAAGTTCCGAAACTCGACCGTTCCGTGGATACCCTTGTTCTTCCAGAACCACTCGTCCAAGAACCGGATTTGGCTGTAGAGGTCGAACGGGCCGACGGAGATCGGCGTGCCAGTGAGGATGCGGCGCATTTTCGCATACTTGCCAGCGGCAACGATTGTCTTCGTGCGCTTGGCGTTCGGTGTCTTGATGTTGTGTGCCTCGTCCAGCACCATGAGGACTTCGCGCTTGGTTAGGAACTTCTTGCAGAGTTCCTTGCCTTCTTTGGTCATGAAGGCGTTGTAGCTGATCAGCAGCACAGACAGACCGTCGTGGGTGAACAGACTTTCCATCGCACGCTTGTGCGCAGCCGTGCCTTTCTTAGCGGTCTTGAACACTTGCACGAGCGTGTCGAGCGCGACATCTGGTGGCATATGCTTCGGTATCTCGTCGGTGTTCCAGTTGCGCTCAACTCCTGGAGGAGCGACGACAAGTAGACCGTTGATGTTTCCGAGAGTGTATTGGATCGCAGCCGTGTCGATGATCGGCTTGGTCTTGGCAGTTCCCTGCTCCCAGAGCAGACCCCATGCCTTGCGTGCGACGTTCTTGTAGAGATGGTCCTGCTGATGCTGGAACGGCTCCACTTGGTGAACATAGTTCTTGAGTAGATCTAACATGGTTTCTCCTTTTCTGATACCAGCCTAGCCCAACAGCGCGGGCAAGACCAGCTTCCTTTCTCTGACCATACTTACCATACTTTTGAAAGAAGAAAGAGGTAGGTATGGCCAGTCTTTTGCCAATCAAAACAACGGGTTGCCATACTTGCCACACTTGACATAGTAAAATCAAGGTTGCTGCAAACCGCCCCATCCTTACGGTTTGGGATTGGCGCTGGGCAGGTGCGGTAAGTATGGTCAGCGAAGTTTTGTGCAACGCCGACAATGGGTTGCACATTTCTCACTGACCATACCTGACCATACTTGGG